GGTATCAGATAAAGCAGAGGATCGCCCAGAATTTGCAGTTTAATGCCGCTTGCCGTACCGGTACCGGTCGGATTGAAGAACTGCAGTTCGCAGTCCGCCATGATGCTGTTGACGACAGCGGCACCAGCGCCGAGCGTTACTGCGAACACCGTCTCCACCCAGACGAAATTCCAGGCCGTGACCTTGTCGTTCGAGCTGATCGTTATGGGGAAGAAATCGGCGTCCGCGCTGCCGGTGCTCAAGATCGTAAAATTAGTGGTGCCTAGAAGCGTACCGTCACTGGAACTCGCCGGCACGGTTGCCTTGGCACGCAGGTTGAGCGTAACCGTAAAGCTCCAGCCAGCGCTGAAAAAATCAAAGATGTTGGGAAGGAAAAACCCGTCACTGTTTGAAGGCCAGACCGTGCACGAATCAATAACCTGTGCAGCCGCCCCGCTATAGTTCTTACCTACATAGCCGGTTCCAGACAAAATATTAATGCCAAAAAGCTTTTCAGCACTGGTCGCGGCACTTTGAGAGAAATTGCCGTCGAAGGCTGCTGCCACACCGCCGCCGCTGGTCATGTCGCCAAAATTGAGCGAACCCGCAAGCGTGCGGCTGATCTCATTTGTGAAACCGGTGATCTTGCCCCAGGTCCAGATCGCGGCGTTCGGATATAGCGCCCACTTGGTGAGATCGGCACCTGGAATATTGCCGAGATTGGCCGCGACGAGAGATATCCAGTAGGTCGCGCCCGTGTAGGCAAGTCCGGCACCGCCATACGCCACAACAGCGTCTTTGGCGTAGTTCGTCGCCGCCGCCCAGATCGATGGCTCGGAATAGAGCCGCACCAGTCGGCCGACGTCAGTGCCAACAAAACCATTCGGTGCGATGGACTCGCCAGCCGAAACAGCAATCCAATTCGCCGGACTGCCAGCCGGCACGTTGCCCAGGTTGCCGTCCGTAAGAGAGCGATAATTGATCGCCGCAGAGGTGACATAGTCGCCGATCGAATAGGCGCGTGCCGCATCATAGGCACCGAACGAAAGCGTGATGCTGATGATGCCGTTGAGTGCCGATGGTGTGGCCTGTACCCCGTTGGTGAATGGGTCGTAATAGGGACCGTCCTTGAACACGATCGGAGCCAGCGTGAATGTCGCCGCCAATGTGACGGTTGGCGGTGTTACAACGGTCAGCACATAGGGCTTGACCTGTCCGTGCAGAAACACAGCGCCCGGCGTGACGGTGTTGAGCACCGGAACGTCAGCCTGCACCGATCGCAGCGACGACCATTGCAAGCTGCCGTAAGGCGTCGCAAACTCATACACGCGCGTCACATTGCCGGACACAAACGCGCCGAGCGTAGCACCATCAATGGTGGCGCCCGTGATGGCATCGGTCAGCGTGAATTCGGTTACGCTCGTCACCGTTGCCACGAACAGCCGGCCCTGCAGCAGCGGATTGTTGACCCCAAATGTGTTGAACGCGACCTGATTGCCACTCGTCCAGCCGTGCGACGTCGTGGTCTTCACCTTGGCTGGATTGGCAGCCGAAATACTGAGCACGGCCTTCTGGTCGTTGGTCATTACCAGATTTGGACCGTTGCGGAACCGCAGGAAATTGTCGGTAAATTCCATGCTGTAGGGATTGGACAGCTTGAAATCAAAGTTGATCACACGACCCTGTGTGCCACCGCGGGTCGGGCCGGCGTGCATGGTGCCGGGCCGTCTGGTCCAGGCGCCCTGCTCGAACGGCATCGAGTTGAGGCAGACGTTCATCCACGTCCGGTAGGCCGGATCGTCGGTACGGCCCTGCGCGGTCTTGGAGATTTCGCCGCCAAGGAAGCTGACTTGGGTATAGGAGGCTTCAGGCACGGCATTCCAGCCAGTCGTCGAGCGGCGCTTCCTCGCTGCCGATCTCGATAGCGTTTTTGGTGCGCGCCTCTCCCATTCTGAGCTTGTAGAAATCCGCAATCACCTTGATCTTGGTGGCCGACTGCGTCAGCGGCTCGCAGGCTTCCATGCCGAGACAGGCGCCCAGCCCCTCACAGAACATCGGGTGCATGGTCGTGACGTCAGTCACATCGGCGATGAACCGCAACGGGATGTTGTCGGACGATGCCGAGACGATGTATTTGTCCTGGAACAGCCAATCGTCATAGTTCCTATTGGTGGGTGCCCCTAACCACGAGACCGAGCCGGCTTTTGGGTCTTGCGGCGCCTTGCACAGAAATCCCGCCGGCAGCCGAAACAGATTCCTGGTCGTGCTCTGCACTGTCGGCCCGGTACCCAGCGGGTAGATGATGTTGAGCGGCTCGACCGTGACCCCGAATGGAAACTCGGCGCCACCAATCTGCAACCAGTTGACCGAACCGGTGCCGCCCGTGAAGACGGTCGTCCATGGCGTGAGAATTCCCGTGTTGGTCCAGAACCCGACAGTCGATACCGGATCGTGATTGAGGTTGCCGCCGGCAATCGACGTGTAGCGCACGCCGTCCGAGCCGGTGACCGGATTGTTGATCGCATAGGTGGTGACGCTCGACCACGCCGCCGCCGAGCCCGTGGGCGTCTGGTTGAGATTGAAGTCGATCAGGCTCATGTACGCGACGGCACTGAACGTCACGACCTGGTTCTTGAAATACGTGGTCGTTGCCGCCCATGCGGTCGCGGTCGCGGGATTGTCGGTATTGTTGGAAATGAGTGACAGATAGACCCGATTGGTGCCGGCACCGGCCGTGGTGTAGACGAGCTCACCGGCCGAATAGCTGGTGGTCGCTGTATAGAGCGACACCGTCATCGGGCCGAAATATTCCTGCCAAGGCGCCGCAGTGGGCGGTGACGGCGGGATTTCGGGCTGATTGCCGAGATTGCTCCTGATCACCGATTGCCAGAGCGTGCCGTTCTGATCGGCCACGATCGAGCCGACGAAATAAGTCGGGAAGCTCGACCACAGCGATGGCGTGAGCAACATCGTGTTGACGTCGATAGGACGCAGCACCGCATTTCGGATGGCAAAACGCCATGTATTGCGGCTCAGCTCGGCCTCACGCAGCTTGGGATAGAGCCGGTTCAGCAAGGTTGACTTCTTGCTGACCTCGTTGAAGCCCAGCGTCGGGCTGAGCGGGTCCTGCCCGCAATGATCCAACGCGCGGTTGGCGATATCGGTGGCGGTTCTGAAGGCCGGCATGGCCAAAAAGGTATGCCGTGCAGCATTTTAGCAACAACGTACTGTTTATGGCTGCCTGAATGACGCGGCGGCCTGTGCCCAGGTTCCAGAAGCACCGAGCGTCCAAGCCATCGTCGTCGACGCGCCCACTGCAGGTTTGGTCGATCCGGCCGCCTGAAAAGTACCGACAGTGAGGTCCCATCTCTTGGTCTGGCCGCCAGTCTGAGTAAAGGACGCGATCGTATCCGACACGACAACGTCGAGAACCAGCTCCCCGGCCACGCTCGCACAGTTGAGAGTCACCGCCGTACCAACGCCAGTGGCAGTCTGATTATTTGAGAATGGATCACCAAGATGAGAGCCGACAACACTCACAGCAGCAGATATGTGGCTGACCGCGGCGGCCCACACAATTCCTACATCTTGCGCACCAGGAGGGGGATTGGCCAACCCGTAAATGGCAACCTTGTGAGTGCCAGCCGTATTGATGGTGGCCTCCAAGGTCATGGCCACACCACCATAGGTGACAGTCGTTATGGCGGTCGCGTTCGAGGTGTAGGCAATGCAGACCGCGATGGCGGTCGGAACCCCGACCGGGATATGTCGCCAGGAATCGGATGGAAGACCAGATGCGGATTTCGTGGAAACGGCATCAAACGCAACAGTGCCACCGCCGCCCCCGGTGTTACTTGCAATCCCGTCAATGGTGATAAGCTGATCAACTGCGCGCATGGCGCATCACATCGTGGTAACGATGGACGTAAGCTGAATGAAGATAGCCGTAAAGGTCACGACCGTAAACCGATAGGTGCCGCTCGGCAGATTGGCGGTCGTATAGCCGGCCGTTGTGGCAAAGGCCGTCATGCAAGTCACAAATGTAACGCCATCGCCGGCGAGCTTCTGCAGCGTGACCGAACCAGCACCCGTAGCAACGACATCGACACCATACTGACCGCCACGCAACGTGAAATTCGCCGTGGTGGCAGCGATATTGCTGAAGACCTGTTTCTCTACGGTGTTGAACATTTCGGCTTCACGTCGCTATCGATGCCCACGCATTGGCTGGAAGCGCGGCACCGTAGCCGCCATTGAACGTGATGCCGGCCGTCGATGACGCGGAATTCACCGCTGTCTGATAGGCCACATCGGCAGCCACCAGCGCGGCCACATAAGTCGCCCTGGTCGCAAAGGTGAAGCCGGCAGCCTGCCAGGTCGCGAATGCGGCTGTTTTGGCGGCCTGACGTAGGCTTTCTGCCGCAAAGGTCGCAACAACGAGATTGAATTCGAGCAAGGTGGCCATCAGGAGCCCCCGGTGCCGAGCGACCGCAGCAAGTCCCGAAACGCTCCCTGACCAACGCTGTTGTTGTTGGCGATGCAAGACGCCACGCACGCGCGCGCCCAGGCGATCTCGGCGTTGTTTACCGTCACCTGCCCGGCTGCATTTTGCGTTGCAGCTGCCGCCGCCACCTGCCGGGTGGACTCGGCCACGTTGCAGGCCGTGTCGTGAGTGAAATTGCCGGATTTGGTATTCTGGCCCATTATGGTTCCTCGTCCTTCAGCTGATCCAGCATTGGCGGCTCGTCCAGCCCTTCCTCATCAGCCTCGCATTCCGCCTTCACGGTTGCGGGATCAGCCAGCCACGCATTCTCGAACGCCAGTCTGGCGAGATGGGCCGAAGAACCGGGCTGCGCACCGTGCGCCTGCTCGACCAGCAAATTGTACTTGGCCAGCACCGCACCGCCGGTTGCTTCCAGGGCGGCAAGATCGTTCCAGTGAAAAGGCATCACGGCCCTCTATTACGGCCCCTGTACGTAATCCAGCTCAAGACCGGCCTGACCTGCAGTCACGGTGAGTGCGGTCGTCAGCTTGAAACCAAGGTCGAAGTAACCGCCCGGATCGGCGGTGAACTGCGTGGCGCCAAGATTGACCAGGACCTGCCAGAGCGGCAGGTTCTGATGCGACAGCAGGAACGGGAATGCCGTACCGGCGAAGGTCACATCGGTCTGCTTGGCCACGGCCGCAAAGGTCGTTGCCGAACCAAACAATTTGTTGTCGGCCGGGCCGGTCAGCTGAACGACAGGATTGGCAAGCTGTGCCAGCGATTGCGGCGTACCGTCCACGGTCGAGTCGCTGAACATCACGTCAATGTCAGCCGCGCCGGCCGTCGATGCCGTCACCAGATTGAACAAGACGCGCTTGACCTTGGCAGTGGTCGGGAAGCGAATGCACTTATAGAGCGAGGCGATCGAGTCGCCGACCACCCCGGTCACGAAATCGTTGACCTCTTTCATGAAGCCAGAAGTGCCCTCGCCCGAGGTGACCTCAACAAGCGGCGTGGCGTCCAGCGAAGTGATGCTGGCAGACTTGGTGGTGACGACAGCCATCGTGGGCTCCTATAGAACGGGCGAAGTGGTGAAGATGGGACCGCTCTCGATCAGGCGCTCGAATGCTTCCAGCGCCTTGATAACATCCTTGCGGGTCAGGTTAACGGCGTTCGTGTCGATCAGATTGATCCTGAGCTCGATTTCACCAGCATTCGGCGCCAGTGCCCCAGACGTGAAATCGCTGATCTTGAAACCATCGACCCCGCGAGAGAGTGAGAATGAGATAGAAGCCATGTCCCCTCCTTATGGCACCACATCCGCAGCCGCGGAGGTGTCGGCACACAGCACCTGCAGGAGCCGGCCGGGCTCGAGCCGGGATGCGCCAGACGACATGCCGGTCCAGAGCTGGTACGGCAGGCTCGACAGGTCGCGGCGCTGGGACACGTCGTTCTGCACGTCCTTCCAGATGCCGAGATAGATGCCGGTCTTGACCCAGGTGATGTTCTGGCGAACGTTGGTGGTTGAGGTCAGGCGCTCCGAATAGATGATGTCGAAGCCCATGAACCGGGTGACCTTGCCCTCCACGAGCGTGGGCCGGTCGGCACCCGAGAAGTCGGTCGACACCACCTGCACCTGATTGAGCAGGTCGGATTCGCCCTGGCTATTGGTGATCCAGGTCAGGCTTTCCTGGTCGACGTCGACCTGCGCCTTGCGGAAGATGCGCTTGGCCTCGATCATCTTGGCGACGGTCAGACCCGAAGCGGCAGAGCTGCCGAAAGTGCTGGCGATCTGGAACAGGCCCGAGGCATTGAACACTTCACCTGACAGACCGCCAGCATCGGCACCAACCTGAGCGGTGGCAAACGAGGCGCCAATCAGACGGTCATCCCATTCACGGGCGACGGCCGCGGCTGCCACGTCGGAATACTGGCTGGTCGGGTCGGTGAGAAGCTTCAGCTTGTCGAAGCTGTCGATCAGCTGAACTGCTTCCTTGTCGACCGGGAAGACCCAGCGACGGGTGAAGTCGACATCCTGCCGGTCAAGCGGTGCGAAGCGCCCCGAGGGCGTCTTCATCTGGATCGCCCCGATGTACTGGACGGGCGATGCCTGCTTGCCGATGTGGAAACCTTCCATGCAACGGCCGCGCAGCTTCGACGTGCGCTGCTGCAGCTTGACGTTGAGGATGGTTGAAAACTGGGTGACGTAGAGCTTGAAAAGATTCTCGGACACGGCGTATCTCCCGCCTGAACGTGGATCGAGTGAGCACCGGTGCTTGCGGCAAAGCCGCCTGCCGGTGTTCGCGTCGACCGTGTCCGCTGAACGGGGGTCGTCAGATTCCCAGAAACCGTGTCCTCTCGGGGGCCTTACTCACCCAATCGGCCGTACCCTTTTGGCAACTCCCGTTGCACGGCGACATAATCGCCAGGGGACCGTATGCAGGGCTTAGCTACTCTTTAGAGACCGGGCGGCAACCAGAGGGGACGGGCCGCCGCCTTTGTTAACCTCAACCTACTCACGGGCGCGAAATTACGGCGCTACCGTCTAGCCTCAAACGTACTCATTTGCGACGCAAGGCGCCGAACTTCACAATCTTCGACTTCACAAACAGCCGGCACCAGAACGACGGGACGATGTGCCCCTCGACCAGCTCGCAACTGTTCGGTGTTTGGAAATGCTTGCAGATGCCGCAGCTCTCGGACATCGAGCCCTTGGAGTAATTGACCGACTCCTTGGAGCGCTTGCCCTCCTGGGGCGCACGCGCCTTCATGTACTCACTTCTGCTTACGGGCATGGCGGCTACGCATCCGGTTCGCGCGCTTTGATGCTGTCGCGATCGCCACACCCTCATCCACGCCGGCACGGATCATGGCGTTCGCCTGCTTGGCGGCGCTGGCTGCCGCGGGCGTGCCGGCGAGCTTCTTGTTATGCCGGGCGGCGAATGACTTGCTAGTCCACGGAATGACACGCTCCTCACTTTTTCAACGACCGCTCGGCATCGAG